TTTGTGAAATCCGGCTTGATTCCTGTGATGTCATACTCCAGCCCCGAAAATCTGACTCTGTGCGCTGTTGTGGTCAGCACTCTGGTATCTGACGACTGACGGACTTTGAACACTGTCTGCTGGATTTCCTTTGTCACTCCGGCGGCGGTTTCTTCAGAAGATGCTGTCACGGAATTCCGCATATATGTCTGCGCCCACACGGAATACAGTTTTTTCCATGTATTCCGGTGATTGCCGATGCCGTCAATTTCCGTCACGCTGCCGAGAATATCAATTCTCTGATTCATTCTGCCGATTTCCATTAGAACGCACCTTCTCTCTGTGCGAACAGCAGATAGCGCAGATTCATAGTCAGATTGTGATAATCTGCACCGTTCCGATTCTCATACAGATACGACAGGCAGAATTTTATCGCTGTATCTGTCGTATCTGATTCAGAATCAAGCTCTTCTTCGGTCATCCGCCCAACATCCATGACAAGTTTCTTTGCCGTTAGAAGCAGACCTGAAATCAGAGCGTTTTCATCATCACTGTCAACACGGAGATATGCTTTGGCCTCATCCAGCGTAACAGCCATACCGTCACGCTTTCATTGTGAGAACCTTGACTGCTTCTGGAAGAATCAGCTTTCCGTCTACTCTCTGGCTTGCAAGGAAACCAATCTGACCGTTCATTGCAAACAGTTCATTCAATCTCTTGAAACTTCTGCCTTGTCTGTCAGCGACCCAATAGTATGAGAAATCGCCAAAAGCCATACACTTTGCACCTGCATCAATTTCAGGCACATAGGAAGATGTGTAATAAGGGCGATTGAAGATTGTATCGGGAATACCTGCGGAAACAGACGGCTGCCAGATGTAGTTGCCGTTGCTGTCCTTAAGTTTGCGGAGAGCCTTGACCGTGCTGTCGTTAAGAACCCATACAGCCTTTTTACGATAAGGACTGCGGAGCGAATAGAACAGCTCCATCACATCATCAAAAGTGATAGACGCACCTGCTGTTGTTGCACCGTCCGATGCACCGCCTGTTGCCGCAAAGATACCTGTAGGCTTACCTGTACCGTCACCGATAAAGAAGGCTTCTTCTTCCTTTGCACCGATTCTTCTCGCAAATTCACGGGCGATATAAGAGGGCATATCAAAAGCAGAATCGTTGAGCAGCTCCTCGGAAATCTTGATAGCTGTGCCGAGTTTGTAAGCAGAGAGGGAGGTCTGACCGAAAGCATCATCAGAGAGTGTGTATGCTTCTTCTTCATCGAGCCACTTTGCCTCGCCCTTGGAAGTCACAACCGGAATCTTGCGGTCACCGTTAGATGTTTTGATAACAGTAGCAAGTTTACGGAAGATGTTTTCTTCTTCGAGAGCTTCAATGAGTTTTCTTTCAAACTCGTCCGGTACAAGATAGCCACCTTCGGAATCCGTGCCAACTTCAAGGTCGTTTCGTACATCATAGTAGTTGCGGTTGCGGATACTGTTCCAGAAAGCTGTGCTGTATTCCGCAGAGGCTGTACCTGTCTTTGCCTTGTCTGCCTTTGTATCATTAGGCTTTCCAATAATCGGTGCAGAGGTAGGCTTGTTCATTTCAGCCTCGATTTCAGCCTGTCTTTCGAGTCTGCCGATTTCCTTGCCGAGGTCAACAATCTGCTTTTCGAGTGCATCATAAGTCTTGGCATCCTCATCACTGAGAGTGCCGTTTGCATTTCTCTTGCTGTCGAGGAAATCACGGGCAGTGTCCCATGCTTTCGCTCTTTTTTCTCTGAGTTCCTGAATCGTCATCGTAACATTCCTCCATTTCAATATTTCAGCAGTTCCAGCCGTTTTTCAAGCTGTGCTACTGGTGTACCTGTTGTTGCATCTGCGGAAACTTTCTGCAAGAAACTGCCCATTGTCCTTGATGGAGAATAAGCCATTGAGGGAAGTTTATCTTCTTCCTTTTCGGATTCTTCCTCTTTTTCAGGCTCATCTTCCTCCGGTTCATCTTCTTCAAAGGGGAGTTTTCTTTCTGCGAACAGAATGCCGTCCGCAAAACCGAGCTGTTTTGCTTTCTTGGCGTTGAACCATGTTTCCTCGTCCATAAGGTGAGAAAGTCTTGTTCTGGAAAGATGTGTCTTATCTTCATAGGCATTGAGAATGGTTTCCTTGACCTCTTCCAAAAGTGAGATAGCTTTCTCCATGTCAGCCTTATTGCCCATAGCCACCGTACTGGGGTTGTGAATCATCATCATACCAGTCGGACTGATAAGCGTTTCATCACCTGCCATTGCCACAACAGATGCAGCAGAGGCGGCAAGGCCGTCAATCTTGACTGTGATTTTCCCCTTATGGCTGCGGAGCATGGTATAAATCTGACTTGCGGCAAACACATCACCACCGGGACTGTTAATCCAGACCGTGATATTGCCTGTGTGTTTCTTGAGTTCAGACTTGAACATAGCAGGAGTGATTTCATCACCAAACCAAGTCTCATCAGAGATTGCTCCGTCAAGATACAGTTCAGATTCTCCTGTGTCCTCGTTTTTCACCCAATCCCAGAACTTATTCATCTGCGGATTCCTCCTTTTCTGCGAATGCTCCTGCATCAGCAAGTTTAGTGAACGAACCGTTTACCAGATATAGATTGCCGCCGAGTTCATCAGGAATCTGGTTCATATCTTCCAATTCTCTGATGTCGTTGGCATTCATCCAGCCGTTCTGTCTTGCTGTAGCATAGCCCTGCATTCGGCTTGCATAGTCACCACGGAGCAGACCTTCCACATTGAACTTGATAAAATAAGTGCCTTTTTCCGAATCAGAAAGAAGTGCCTTCTGCATGGACTGCTCCCAGCGAACTATCCAAGGGTCAAGCGTGTATTTTACAAATTCAAGCGACTGTTGCTCAATGTTGCTGAATGTAGCGTGTTCCAAATCACCAATCAAATGCAGAGGCACTCTGTACAGACGAGCGATTTCTTCAAGCTGAAACTTTCTCGTTTCGAGAAACTGTGCCTCGTTATTCGGAATGGAAATTGGTGTGTACTTCATGCCTTCCTCAATGACTGCTACCTTGTGAGAATTTCCTGAACCATACGCTTGTCTCCAAGCGTTACGCACCTTTTCAGGATTCTTGATAACACCAGGGTGTTCAAGTACACCGGACGGACTTGCACCATTTGCGAAGAACGATGCGCCGTATTCCTCACAGGCAAGGGAAATGCCAAGAGCATTTTTTGCCATTGCGATTGGTGAATAGCCAACCAGACCGTCAAAGCCTAATCCGGGAATGTGCAGTACGTCTTCCGCACCAAGAACTATGTCTCCCATTTTCTTGACATTCGGATTGGCTTCATCGTATCGGCTGTAAATATAAATCAGTCTGTTCTTATCGTCACGGTCAACCTTTACACAGTCCGGCATAAGCGGATACAGCCCGACAACCTCGCCTCTGCCGTTGCGGATAATCTGTGCAAACGCATTCCCATAAATCAGCAAATGGCTCATCAGTGTTTCTCTGAATACGAATGAAGTCATTTCAGGGTTGGGCTGGTCGTGGAGCAAGAAATAAAGCGGGTGCTTTGGCACTCGCTCTTTTCCGTTGTCTGTGTATTTGTAAACGTGGAGAGGCAACTGTGCAATCGCCTCTGACAGCACTCTCACACAGGCATAAACCACAATGTGCTGTAATGCTGTCTTGTCCGTGACTCTCTTTCCGGCATTGCTTCTGCCGAAAAAGTAGGTATAGGACGGGCTGTCATAGCTGTTTTTAGGCTTATCCCGTGACCGGAACAATCCGCTGAAAATACCCATAGTCATCATCTCCTATCATATCACAAAAAGGTCACGTTCATCATAGATGCTTTCCGCTGTTTCTGCTCCGCACCGGATTGCACGGTCAAGAGCCATAATTGTGGCAACAGCTCCATCAATTTTCTCCGTGGATTTTTCCTTGTCAGGCTTGATGTTTCCGGCAGGGTCGGTCTTGATGAAAATATTGTCCATCATCCAGCGGAGAACAGGGTGTCCACCGTGAGCAATCTGCTGATTCAGAACAAGTCTCATCAGTTCTTTAGTCGGCGGTGACATATCTTTATAGCCCTGACCGAACTGAACCATTGTAAAGCCCAGTCCTTCAAGGTTCTGACTCATCTGCACAGCCCCCCAGCGGTCAAATGCGATTTCTTTGATATAAAAACGCTGACCAAGTTCATCAATGAAATTTTCGATAAATCCATAATGCACGACATTTCCTTCGGTAGTCATCAAAAAGCCTTGCCTCTGCCAAATATCGTAAGGCACATGGTCACGTCTAACACGAAGGTCAAGCGTTTCTTCTGGTAACCAGAAATAGGGCAGTATACTGTATTTGTCCTCTTCATCAACAGGAGGAAAAACAAGCACAAAAGCCGTGATGTCAGTGGTGGAAGAAAGGTCAAGACCACCATAACAAACACGACCTTCGAGCTGTTTCTCTGATACACTGAAATTGCACAAGTCCCACTTCTGCATTGGCATCCAGCGGACTGACTGTTTTACCCATTGATTCAGTCGGAGTTGTCGGAAAGAGTTCTCCTCACCGGGATTTTCCTTGGCTGAATTGCAGGCAGTCACGACCTTATCCATGCCGATGGTTTCACCGAGCGAGGGATTGGCTTTCTTCCAGACCTCTGGGTCTGTCCAGTCCTCATCATCTTCTGCTCCGTAAATGACCGGATAGAAAGTCGGGTCGTGCTTTCTTCCTTCCAGAATGTCCTTTGCTTTCTGGTGTTGTTCATAACAGATACTGTGTGTATCTGTTCCGGCTGTTGTGATAAGAAAATATAACGGCTGCATTCTGGCATCGCCAGAACCCTTTGTCATAACATCAAACAGCTTTCTGTTTGGCTGAGTATGCAGTTCATCAAACACGACTCCGTGAATGTTGAAACCGTGCTTGCTGTATGCCTCGGCAGACAGCACCTGATAGAATGAATTGGTCGGTGTATAAATAATCCGTTTCTGCGATGCGAGAATTTTCACTCTCTTGCTCAGAGCCGGACACATACGAACCATGTCAGCAGCAACTTCAAAGACGATACTCGCTTGCTGTCGGTCAGCGGCACAGCCGTAAACCTCGGCTCGTTCTTCACCGTCACCGCAGGTAAGCAGAAGTGCAATGGCAGCGGCAAGTTCGCTCTTTCCGTTCTTCTTTGGTATCTCGATGTAGGCAGTGTTGAACTGACGATAGCCGTTAGGCTTTATCACACCAAACAGGTCACGGATTATCCGTTCCTGCCAGTCTATTAGTTCAAATTGTTTTCCTGCCCACGTTCCTTTGGTATGGCTCAGGCACTCAATAAAATTGACGGCATAATCTGCCGCCTTTTTACTGTAATGTGAATCTTCTGCCATAAATTTTGTAGGCTGATAGCCTTTCAGCTTTCGCAAGTTCTCACCTCCAA